CATTTCTGCACAATATTTGTAGAGGGCAAAGACCCTGATGACGCTGCCGGTAAAGTTTTACATAATTTAATTAATATAATATTGGGACAATCTGATGATGTAGATGCGTATCTGTCGTGTCGCAGGCTGAGGAGATACATGAGAATATTAAGAATCAGGTCAGCATAAATGAGAAAAAGAAATTACAATGACGAGGCTTACTCTGAGTTTAGACGTGCGGTTCTAAAAAGAGACGGAAGAAAATGTCAGATGCCGGATTGCGGGTCTAAGAAAAAATTGAATGTTCATCATATTAGAAGGTGGGCCGATGCCGCTTCTTTGAGATTTGAACCGAATAACGGAATAACGCTGTGTCATTACTGCCACAAATCAATATCGGGACAAGAATTACATTATGAACCTTTGTTCATGGAGATTATCAATGCCAAAAAAACAAATTAATTATAAGGTAATAAAAGATACGCGAGAGCAGGAAGGCTGGTTTTTCAGACCCTTTGATAACTGCTCTGGCATGATAAATAAGAAGTTAGATACTGGCGATTATTCTATAGTAGGGCTAGAAGATAAAATATGTATTGAACGTAAGGGCTGCGTAGAGGAGTTGGCTTTGAACCTAGGATCGGGAAAAGCTAGGTTTTTACGAGAAATTGAGAGGATGGCGGATTTTCCACATAAGTTTATAATTTGTGAATTTACTGCCGAGGACTTAATTAAGTTTCCGAAATCAACTCGTATACCAATAAAAAATAAAGCATCAGTCAAAATGACTGGACGATATATGCTCAAGATGTTAGTGGAATTTCAGCTATATCACGATGTGAATATTGTATTTGCGGGTGATAGATATAATGCATTCCTATTCGTCAGCAGCATTTTTAAACGAATCAACGAACGCTATGGAAAGCCCGAGGACAAAACAGATGAATAAAGAAGACAACAGCCAATTCCTACATGACTTTCACAACTATGCCGCCTCTACTGAAACTCGCGAAATATTTTTACACAACTATTACGACAACAATGCCGAGGAGAATCCGGGTGTTGAATATCGTATGTCAGTTAATTTCATAAAAAACTTGCGAGCATTGGACCTTACGAACAATGACGAGATTTTGATTCATATGCATAGTGTCGGCGGAGAATGGACCGATGGAATGGCTATCTTTGACGCGATTAAAATGTGCAAATCAAAAGTAACTATTATAGCATACGGTCAGGCCGAGAGCATGAGCAGTATTATACTTCAGTCTGCCAACAAACGACTGTTGACGCCAAATACATACTTCATGTCTCACTTCGGATCGTCAGGTGCTGGAGGTGGATATCTTGATGTGCAAAATTGGATGAAGTACGAGAAACGAATCTGTGATATTATGTTGAACATATACTCAGAACGATGTAAGAAAGGGAAATACTTTATCGAGAAATACGGTAGAACTCCAGATATGGAAAAGATTAAGACATTTTTATATAGAAAACTTAAATCTGGCGATTGGTACATAGACGCTGAAGAGGCTGTCTATTATGGTTTCGCAGATAGAATGATCAAGAGTTGGTAATATGGCTAAAAATAAAGATAATCTGAAAACAATAGAAGAAGCTTGGCTTGGTCTTGAGGATGTAGAAGCAGATTTCTTCAATCCCATGTCCTTATTATATGGTGCTGAAGACGATTTCCATCTTAGACTGACATATCTTATGACTAGGCCGGAGTATTTATCTTTTATTACGAAGCACTTATTGAACATTAATATATTGCCTTCTCAGGCTCTTATCTTAAAAGAGATGTGGGAACGTAAATTTCCTATGTTGATTGCAAGTCGTGGATTTGGTAAATCTTTTTCTCTATCTTTATACGCTATATTGAGAGCTTTGCTACTACCTAAGCGAAAGGTGGTCGTGGTCGGTGCTGCTTTTAGGCAGTCGAAAGTCCTTTTTGAGTACATGGAAACAATCTGGCGTAATTCCCCTATGTTGCGTGACGTATGCGACGCGAACAGTGGGCCAAGAAGAGATACTGACAGATGTACCATGAGACTTAATGACAGTACTATTACCTGTTTGCCTCTTGGCGATGGACAGAAAATTAGAGGTCAACGTGCTAATGACATCATCGCTGATGAATTTGCATCCATACCTAGAGATATTTTTGAGAACGTAGTAGCAGGTTTTGCTGCCGTAAGTTCAGACCCTATTGAGAATGTAAAAAGGGCTGCTGCTGAGAATAAAGCTACGGAGCTAGGAGTAACTTACGACTCAGAATACCACAAAGATGAGAGCAAAAAAGACAATCAAATTATCCTATCTGGTACGGCATACTATGACTTTAACCATTTCGCTACTTACTGGAAAAAATGGAAGTCAATCATAGAAAGCGAAGGACGTCCTGAGAGATTAAGAGACATCTTTAAGGGGGACGATCCACCAGAGAACTTTGACTGGACGCAATACTCTATCATTCGTATTCCATATGAGCTTCTTCCGAAGGGCTTTATGGACGCAGATCAGGTAGCACGATCTAAGGCCACCGTACATGCTGGTATCTATCAGATGGAGTATGGTGCCTGCTTCACTAGAGATTCTCAAGGGTTTTTCAAGCGGTCGCTTATTGAGTCTTGCGTTACTAATGACCAGAATCCAATTAAGGATGGTCAAGGTAATGATATTATGTTTGAGCCACAGTTAATGGGTAATCCAGATAAAAAATATATATATGGTATTGACCCTGCATCTGAAGTAGATAATTTTAGTATTGTAGTATTAGAAGTAGCACCAGATCATCGTAGAATTGTACACGTTTGGACAACAACCAGATCAGAGCATAAAGATCGTGTCAAACGTGGTCTTGCATCTGAGTCTGACTTTTACGCTTACTGCGGTAGAAAAATTAGGGAACTAATGAAGCTGTTCCCGTGCATCCATATCGCAATCGATAAACAGGGTGGTGGTATAGCTGTAACAGAATCTCTGCATGATCCTGATAAGATCAAAGATGGCGAACAGCCTCTATGGGAAGTCATTGATGAAGACAAAGAAAAGGACACCGATGACTATGCAGGACTACACATCATTGAGATGTGCCAGTTCGCAAAATATGAGTGGCTTGCTGGTGCTAATCACGGAGTAAGAAAAGACTTTGAAGATAAAGTTCTGATATTCCCGCACTTTGACGCTATATCCCTTGGTCTTTCGGCTGAGCAAGATGCTGGCAAAGGACGTGTAGTAGATACCTTAGAAGACTGCATAATGGAAATAGAAGAACTCAAAGATGAATTAGCGATGATTCAAATGACACAGACTGCTGCTGGACGAGATAGATGGGATACTCCAGAAGTTATCGTAGGCACAGGAAGAAAATCAAAGATGAGAAAAGATAGATATTCTGCATTAATCATGGCGAACATGGCAGCTAGAATATTGCAAAGGACTCCTGAGCAAGAAGACTATGAATTTTACGGTGGATTCGCTAGTGGTGGATTCAAACCAAAGAGTGCAGACCATAATATGTTCTCTGGACCCGCTTGGTTTAAGGATAATATGAAAGACGTGTATTAATTAATAGGACAATCTAATTACAATCCAATTGAAGGTTTTAGGCATATGAGCGAACAATTTACTACTTGGAACGACGGCGATGATAAAAGTAAAGCGAATGCATTTTCGCAACACTCTGAAAATATTGACGCATATACAGGAGTTAAAAAATCGTCCGCTGGATATCAGCAGACTTTCATAGGGGTACAGCCAAATACTTCAATTCGACCAGAATTCGGAAGAGACGATTACTACGCCTTCAGGCCTAGCGAAAGACCCTCTAACGATTACCGAAAAGCCATCAATCAGTGTTTGTCCGCATATGATAGAGTCGGAATCATTCGGAATGTAATCGACCTCATGGGCGACTTTGGAAGTCAGGGCATTGAGGTTGTTCATCAGAGTAGAAGTGCCGACAGATTCTTTAAGCAGTGGTTTAAGAGCGTCAATGGCAAGGAGCGGTCTGAGCGTTTTCTCAATAATCTATATAAGACTGGTAATGTGGTAGTTTATCGTAGCTATGCTGATATAACACCTAAACTAGAAACATATATGAAATCAGTCTCACAAGATATAACAGTACCTGTCCCCAGCATGAAAGATCGGCAGATACCATGGCGTTACACCTTTTTTAACCCTCTCACGGTAACGCTTAATGATGGAGAGCTTGGACTGTTCCTTGGCAAACCTGAATATAAGATATCAACAAACAAATTCGTAGATAAGTTCCAGAATGGAGAACTTCCTACAGACGTGCTAGAAGCATTGCCCCCAGCAATAAAAGACATGATACAGTCTGGTGCAAAGCATATTCCACTTGACCCAAGTCGAGTACGAGTTTTCCACTATAAAAAGGATGACTGGAAGCAGTGGGCAGCACCCATGATTTATGCTATCTTAGATGATATCGTAATGTTGGAGAAAATGAGATTAGCTGATATGTCCGCATTAGACGGTGCTATATCAAATATTAGACTATGGACACTAGGTAGTCTAGATCATAAAATATTACCTAATAAAGCAGCCATTAATAAGTTACGTGATATCTTAGCTAGTAACTCTGGCGGCGGAACCATGGAACTCGTTTGGGGTCCAGAGTTGAGCTTTCAAGAGTCTAGCAGTGACGTCTACAAGTTCTTGGGTTCAGAAAAATACTCTGCTGTCTTGAACAGCATCTACGCAGGACTTGGGGTACCACCAACGCTTACTGGAATGGCTAGTAATGGCGGTGGCTTCACAAACAATTTCATCTCCCTCAAGACCTTAGTGGAGCGACTACAGTATGGTCGCAATATGCTAGTCAAGTTCTGGGAGCAGGAATTTGAGATGGTTCGTCAAGCCATGGGCTTTCGACATCGACCTCATATTCATTTTGATACAATGTCTCTCTCCGATGATGACGCACAGAAACAACTGCTGATTCAACTCGCTGACCGAGATATCATCTCCCATGAGACTCTTCTTGAGCGATTTGGAGAAACCCCAGAGATTGAAGAGATTCGTGTTAAACATGAGGAGAAAGAAAGAGTGGCAGATAAAACCCCTCCACGTGCTAGTCCATACCATAATGCTAATCATATGCAGGAATTGGAGAAGATAGCACTACAGGGTGGCAAAGTAGTAACCAGCGACGTAGGCATAAAGTCTACTGTTCCTAATGCACGACAAATGCCACCAGCACCAGCACCTAAAGCTGCACCGGGATCAGACCCGAATCAACAGGCAAAAAAGCCAGCTAATCCCAACGGTCGTCCAAAGCTCCAGAAAGACACAAAACCTCGCAAAGAAAGGGTTGCAAAACCAAAGACTAAGCCGGGTGTTGCAGAACTCATCATGTGGTCAGAAGCCGCTTGGAATGACACCTCAGAGATAATGAGCAAAGTATTTCTGGCTACAAAAGCCAAAAAGAATCTTCGTCAGCTGACTAGAGTAGAAGCTAAGCAGTTAGAGCAATTAAAATTAGACGTGTTTACTAACTTGGATATATTGAGCGAAGTTGACGACAAAGCTGTAGCTAATATCCTTAACAATCAGCGAAAAACACCTGTAAGTTTTAAGAATATGCTAGAAGCCAAGAGTATATCACCAAATACCATGTCAGTAGACAACTATCGACGAGGTGTAATTGGTCTTTATATCGAAGAAAAATTGGCCTAATTAACACTCTCTAATACGAATAGTGTATTTATTTATGAGAGGTAATTAAACTGTATGAATGTATATAAACAAGAAATTTTAGACGGTGTTGGAGAAGCTGTTAAAGCAACTGCTTCTGTGGCTTACTGTACACAAGCATCCGTAACTACGCATGAGGGAACATCGGCTATAATCGACAAAATTGTCGCCGCTAATGCTAACCCAAAGCAAGTAGACTTGTATTATATTAAATCAGTTTTAGTCTCAACTGGATGGAACAAGAATGACGACGTTTTTGGCCCAGATATTACATTTGCAGCCAGAAACTCTCCAGAAGACAAACAATTCAACTTTATGCATGATGAAAATGATATTATCGGTCATATTACTGGTAGTTATGTTGTTGATCAAGAGGGTAATAAAGTAGACTCAGACGAGGCTCCCCCACAATTCGACATCATCACAGAGGCGGTACTCTATAATAGTTGGACTAATCCTGAAAACAGGGAACGCATGTCTAACATAATCGCCGAAATCGAACAAGGAAAGTGGTTTGTTTCAATGGAATGCCTTTTTGCTGGATTTGATTACGCTGTAATCTCTCCAGAAGGAAAGCATACTACCGTCGCCAGAAACGAAGAGTCTGCTTTCTTGACTAAGCACTTACGTGCTTACGGCGGTACTGGTGAGTACGAAAAGTATAAAGTAGGACGATCTTTGCGAGATATTTCATTCTCCGGCAAGGGACTGGTTAATAAACCAGCTAATCCAAGAAGTTATATTATTGACTCATCAGATGAGCAGATCAGAGACGACCACAATGATCATAGTCTATCATACCCAAAAGGAGATATGAAAATGTCCGACGAATTAAAAGAAGTAGCAGAAGAGCTTGTTGTAGCTTCAGAAGCCGTTGTGGCTGAAGAAACTGTAGCAGTTCAACCTGATAAACCTGCACCAAAACCTGCACCTAAAAAAGAAAAGAAGCCTGCACCAAAGCCAGAAGTTGAAGAGGAAGTCAAAGATGACTCCGAAGCAACTGAAGAGGTAGCTGTAGAGGCTCCAGCAGAACCAGAAGTAACAGACGAAGTTGTTGCTGACGAAGTTGCTGCCGATTGCTGTGAGTCAAAAGACTGCACATGCGACGAAACAAAAGCAGAAGACGAAACGGTTGTTGCTTTAGAAGCTAAAGTTGCCGAACTAACCGAAGCACTGGAAGCCGCAAAGCTTACAATCGCTGGTTATGTTGAAGCAGCAGAAGCCGCCGAAGCAGCAGCGAAGATGGAAGAGAAGAAAGCTGCCCTTGCTGAAGCAGGAGTAGAAGGCGAAGAAGCAGAAGCTCTCCTCGCTCTTTCCATCGAAGACGAAATCTTTGCGACTATCCTCGCCGCGTTCGCTGCGAAAAAGGTAGAAGTAAAGGAAGAAGAGACGGTAGAAGTTAAGGCAGATGAGAGCCTAGTTTCTGAATCATCCGATGACACCGAGACTGAAGCTGTTGCAGCTGATGCCGAAGAAGTGTCAGAAGAACTTTTTGAGGAAGTTTCTTCAACAGAGGCAACTCTGATTGACGCTTCTGAAGATCAGAGCGAACTCGAAAACGCCCGTGCAGCTGTCTCGGATTGGTTGACCAATAATGTACTTTCAAAGTAATTTCTTAAACAGGAGATTTTAACATGGCTCTTAAATCAGATCGCTACGAGCTACAGACCGATATCAGCTTCTTCTACAATGAAGGCGTTGCTACTCGCGGTGGTGTAGTTGTTCATGACACTGTTGGAACTGGTGCCGCTATGGATCAAGGTGTTAACCTTGTGAAGTATGACGTCGCTGGCGGTGTCCCAGTAGGTATCCTACTGAATGATGTTGTCGATAAGGACTTAACTCGCACTCACCTTAACGTCTACAAGGACGAAGTTCAAAAGGGTGGTAAGGTCACAGTTCTTCGTAAAGGTTGGGTCGTCACGAATGCCGTTGACGGTACCCCAGTCGCAGGTTCGGGTGCTTACGTTAGCACAACTGTTGCAGGAAACGTCACTGACGCTTCTGATCAAGGTGCCAAGATTGGTACTTTTGTTAGTGGTGTTGATGCTGACGGTTATTGCAAAGTCGAAGTCAACTTACCATAATTTAGAAAGCAAAAGGAGATATTAATTATGTCACTTGAAACTCGTCCTAGCGATGAAATCATCAATTTGCTTCGTCAATCTGGCGATGCCGATGCATCCGTTGCTATTCCTGCACAGCGTGAATTCGCTGCTGCTCTAGAAAGCCCACTTCGTAAGGGTGTTCTAGTTGGTAACATTCTCGGAAACATTTTCGAGACAATTCAAATGGAACCCGGTGCTACACCAGAATTTCCACTTGATCTTATTAGCCCCGGCTTGGAAGGCGAACATGTCGCTTATACCAATCCCGGTCACGGTCGCATACCAGAGCGAGCCGTCGAAGGTGATTACGTAATGATCCCAACTTATTCAATCGCATCTTCGGTTGACTACCTTCTCCGTTTCGCAAGAGACGCACGATGGGATGTCGTTTCCCGTGCCATGCAAGTCATGGAAGCTGGATTCACGAAGAAGATGAATGATGACGGTTGGCACACAATCCTCGCCGCTGGCGTTGATCGTAACATCCTCGTTTATGACGCCGATGCCGTTGCTGGCTCATTCAGCAAGCGACTCGTTAGCCTCATGCAGGTTGTAATGCGTCGTAATTCTGGCGGAAACAGTGCTTCTAGTAGCCGTGGTCGTCTTACTGACCTCTACGTATCCCCAGAAGCCCTCGAAGACATTCGCAATTGGGGCGAAACCGAAGTTGACGAAGTAACTCGTCGTGAGATTTACACAAGCACGGATGGTGGCTCAGCTATCACTCGTATCTTTGGTGTCAATCTTCATGATCTTGATGAGCTTGGTGAAGGCCAAGAGTATCAGAATTTCTTCGCCAATGATCTTGGTGGCTCTTTGGCAACCGATAAAACTGAACTTGTTGTTGGTCTTGACCAGTCAACGAACGACAGTTTCGTCATGCCAGTACGTGAAGACCTTCGCGTCTATGAAGACCCAGCACTCCATCGTCAGCAACGAGCTGGCTTCTATGGATGGGCAGAGCTTGGCTTTGGCGTTCTAGACAATCGACGAGTGATCCTTGGCTCATTCTAAGACTGTTTAACAGCTTTAGCATCATACATCAGGCCACCCTCAGAAATGGGGGTGGTCTTTTGTTTTGTATTTTTAGGCAAATATACCTTTCTGGGGACCAATCAGGCAGAATGGTGTATAATTAACTGTAGACTATACCCCCGCACTGGTACATGTCTGCCAGTATATAGTTAACCGGAATTAAATGGAGACATAAAATGACCGCTTTTTCAGATTATCTTGAGGCACAACTTCTCAATCACATCTTTCGAACAGCTAGCTTCCAAAAGCCAGCAAATGTGTCAGTAGTTCTCACTGGAGACGTATCCAAAGATAACGACACAGGAGCTACTCTTCCAGAAATACCCTCTGGAATCGACAATGGAGGCATCATGACGACCACTGGCTACTCAAGATTGACTCTTGGAGACCCAGCCGTAGACGGTCCAGATGTTTGGGGTGATGTTGGTCAAGACAATACATCCGCATTTGTCGTTGAAAGCCAAGAAGTCGGACACAGCGGATACTTTTATCCACTCTACCTAGACTCAGCATCGGCTGTCGCACAAGACAATGGAAACCCACAGACAGCTACTGAATTCGGTTTTGATGGCACTCACCCCGGAGTCGTCTTTTATGGACCTTCTAACGTAGTAGCGTCAGGAAGTGCCACCAACGAGACCAATTACGAAATGTATGATGGAAATGGCTTCATTAAGAACAACACCCAATTAATTTTTGGTACAGCATTGTCCGATTGGGGATGGGTCTCAGGCATTGCGTTTGTTGACTCCAATATTCAAGGTCAAGGAAATGTATTAATGTATTCAGAGCTAACTAATCCTAGGTATGTGTACACTGGAGATAATATCAAGTTCGACTCTAAGTCGCTCGAAATAAGCATTTCTTAATTTGTTATCAATGGAGGCCACATAATGAAGCAGACCAAGGCTAATCTGATAGCAAACATAACGCAAGATATATCAGACAACGCAACACAAGAGATTACCCCTAAAGACGTAAGACAGAATTTACTTGATATTGTAGACTCTGTTGGTAATCTATTATTTACTGAGGAGATTGTATCAACTAATTTTTCTACACCAGCAACACGAACCACTATTGCGGGGGAAGAAGTGTTGTCCAAGCTGGGACAAGAGAGTTATGTAAGTGTTGATAATTCTGCTTTTGGTTACGCTGCACTCAAGCAAAACTTTGCTGGCGAGCGTAACACTGCTCTTGGTGCCTACGCTTTGAGTTGTAATGTCTACGGAACAGATAATGTTGGCGTAGGATACAGTTCATTAGCCGGTAATAGTAATGGTGTAGCTAATGTAGGTATTGGTGAATATACATTATATTATAATAAATTAGGCAATATGAATGTAGCCATTGGTCATGGTGCAGGTTATTATGCTGACAGAGAAGACAGCAGCAAACTATATATCGCGGTCCATCCAGTCACCGAACAATATGTCTGTGATAATCCAGAAGGCGTTGGACTTACCCCTCTCGTTTATGGCGATTTTGAGCTTGGTAAATTTGGAATCAACGTTAATGATTTTCATCCCTATGGAGCAGTTCAGGTTAGTGGTGCAATATCACCATCTCTGGATGAATCATTTGACCTTGGACACGAAGATTATTCTTTTAACACGGCACACGCAAGAGCTATTTCTTTTTCTGCTGGTATTTCTAATACTTATGATCCAATAACCAATTCTGTACTTGTCAGTGGCGTTCAGACACACAGTGGTGATATCAAGCCATCAACAAGCAACGTATACTCTATAGGCAGTCCTTCTGAAGTATGGAGAAATGCTCATACTGAAAATTTGTATGTTTACGGTACAGCTACTATAAATGAACTTAATACAATAACTTCATGTTTATACGAGTGTAAAACATTATATCTAGCTACTAGTGGCATATGCGATGGCGAAGTAGACCCATGTGGTTATCTACCAGCAGAAGAGCTTGACGGTGCAGGTCTAGTCATTCCTTCTAGTGGAGTTGATGGACTTGTAAACTATAACTGGACTGTACACACAGCCGGAAGAGACCTTGGTAACTTACCTAACTCTACCACTCAAGGCCAAGCTAATAGAACACTTGAGCAAACTGCTTGCTTTGGCACGACTACTAATATAGAACTTTCTGGGGTGCAAACACACATCATAGCACCACAGCACTTGGGTAGAGGAACTACAATATTCGGAAACTTATCAGAGCTTGGCGTAGGCCTTGTATCAAAGGGCATGTGTGCCACTGAGGGTACGTATGATCCAATCGTATTCTCTAATTTTGACTACATGGATGAGTTCAATAACTTTAGTAGGCATTCAATTTCAAGTATCAAACCACAGTCAAGGTTTGTGTTCAACATTACTGGGGTTAGTAATTCGGATGTGTTGGATGAAATAAACTCTAGAAGAGTCGCCATCGAGACAGTTGACGTCGAAGTTCCTGCGTCTTTACAATTTCAACACTCTGCCGGTCGTCCCATAGGCACAGAGTTTTACAGTACAGCAAGTGGCTCTGCCCCCGGACTATATATCCACACTTATGATGGTAGCAACAACAGCGAAGATCAAAATACTGTAAGCATTATGCAGTCAGACAGTACGGGTGGAGTACTAGGAGTCAATGACTTCGAAGGCATGGGTAAAACAAAGCTTCCTGAAACTATTATCAATGCTCGTTCTAAATCTGACGCATCTATCAGAGTAACAGCCGAAAATGCTGGCAACGTATCGGCAGCACTTGAGCTATGCGGAGAATTAAACTGCCTACAAGACGCTGGTGAACTGGTTTATAACAAAACAAGTGGCGTCATGGTAATGTCTACATACGCTGATTCAGGTAGAGTAGATCACATTACGTTAAAACATACTTCCGGCGGATCATCATTTGGGATATACAATGACGCTCCAGCGATTAATTCCATGGTCAATATTGGAAACGCAAATAGAAACACTGGATTGGCATTCAGTAATTTCCCATCTGGATATATACCATCCAGCACGAATGGGTTTACGACACTCATATCTAGAGATGTAGACTCAAACACTCAATCTTCAGAACTAATTTATATAGACACATCTGGTAATGTATTTCCATTATCATTAGTAAACGATGACGTAAATGCGGTTTATGGAGACTCAACAAATATATTTGCCGGTTCAGGTTGTCCAGCTGACAGATCAGACATAATACCATCAAGTGGAAATACTGCATATGGTGTACAAGCATTACATAATACAGATGGTACCGCACCAGTGAACGCTCTTAATACAGCGGTTGGATACAAAGCCGGATATGGATTGGCTCATTCCACAGGCAATGTAATACTCGGATCAAACTCTATCGTGAGTGAAGTATCTGGAATAAACACCAATATCATCATTGGTAATAACATTGAGGCTTCAGGAAATAACAATGTCATTCTAGGTAATACAACTACAATAACAAAATCAAATAATAGTATAGTAATAGGAAATGATATACTTCTCAATACTTTACCTGACAATAGTCTTATAATTGGCTCCAGTGGTAATATCCTACTGAGCGGAGTACTTAATCAGTCAAATGCACTATCCATGCCAAGAGATGGATCGTTCAGTCTGCACAGTTTTGACAACCTTAATTACACCACCATCAAAGATCACAGCATAAAGATTGTTGGAGATGGAGATAGATATGGCGAGAATCCTTTCGTTATAAACTTTACGGGTCAAGATGGTGCGTATAGCAATGACCTAGTTACGCTGGATCATTCGTCTTTCTACACAATGAATAATACTGAGGCATACGAGACTACTAATCCACGCAGACCATTCATGCACATTGATGGAGACCTTCGAATTAGAGGAGCATTGAGATTAGCTGATGGCACCTCATTGGAAAGTGCCAGTGCAGTTAATGACATTGAGTCTCTTATACAAGCTCTTCAAGATCAAATAGATGTACAGACGATAGAAGGAACAATGCTTCAGGATGTAGACTCTCCAATCAGTAGACTCGCTCCCACTCAAGGGCTGATGACACGTTTAGACGGAACCACAGAGACTATTCTTAATAGAGATATTTATCTGAGACTAGAAGAAGGTGATTATGTCATAGCCAATAGAGTCATGGGGCCAGCAAATAATTATGAATATCGACCAGTTTGGGTAAGTAATGAAAATTCAACATGTGGATGCTCTCGACCAACAACAACGTAAATTGGCGGGTACCGTATAATACAAGTGGAGATTAGGATGAAAAAGGGAGTTCCAAGTAGATGCGATCCTCCAAGTAGAAGCCCTCTACTCGACGGTTGGACAGAACCACAACAAGAAGCAACAACGACAACTACGGAATCCCCAATAGTGTATGATGACGGTATAGTCATACCTTCTAGTGGGCTTCTATGCGGAGAAGTAACCACAACGATCCCGCCAGACGTAGACGAACGTGCGTGTCAAGTATATACAATAAATGCTCTCAGGAATACAAGAGATGCAATAATTGAGATTACTGAATGCATAACACAAACGTCTGAGGTGTACACAATCTCACCTGAATCATGTTTATTCGTATACAGCCTAACGCAACCCTTAGTACTTGATCCGGGCTATGGATCATCAGATCAAAGCGGTGGCGGAGGCAGTGACGATAACGATAGCGATAGCGAAGACGATACAGACAATGATGAAGAAGAATATGAAAATGAAAATGGATCAGTAGCAGAAGACCTTGATGGCGATGGTGTCCCAGACGTTGGAGTAATAATAAACGAACCGCTTGACTGTGAAGTCGTTCTGCCACTGCCCCAAGAGCCTCCAGAGGGTGGAGATACATCAGATGGTGGAGATACCTCTTCAGATGCTGGTACCGGCGGTGGAGTAACCGGGCAACCCGGCCCTAGTGGTGCATTGTCAGGAATAGTTTACGATGGACCAGAGGCAGTAGGAATGTCCTGCGGAGGAACTGACTATAATCCACTTACTCAACTTGAAACAAGTGGCAACTGGCTCAGAATTGCTTCAGTCGGATATGGAACAATAGAAGACCCACCTGTATACTTTGAAAATGGTTCTCAAGCACCATACACATACAAGCCTAACGCTGCATTTCTTAGTATTGACGATGAAGTAATTTATTCGACGTACATAATTGATAAACTGATACCAACTATATATGACAGTGGAAATAACTATACATATCAGAAACATAGAGAGTTGGCTTTTCAGACACCAAAGCAATCTGCAACACAAGTAACCGTAGCATCTAGTCGGCAAAACGAATTAGTTTTATTGATGGATAACTACAAAAATAGAGAGGTTGCTGGAAATCCTAGCTATCTTGTTGTAGAAGCCACATCCCCAACGGAAAACGGATTGAGCACCCCGTACTATACATTCATATTGTCTGATGGTTATAATTTTGGCGATGTAGATGCTTCGTATAACTCAAGCGGCATTGTTGTCAATGGAACGCCAGACACACTAAATAACATACAAGACAGAACTTATAGATATAGTATAAACGGCTTAGACTTTAGAAATAATAATTTTAAAACACTCAACACACAATTGCCGAGAAATAAAGCTACTATCATAGATGGTGGAGACATTTTCTCTCCTGAGTTTTTCAGCTGGAATGTGGACGAGGGGGTTACATCTGGATACGGATGGGATAGCGGAACTTATAGGCTACAGAGTCAAGGCGATTGGCTGTCAGAAACGCATACCACATATGAGCATAAATTAATACCAGTAGTATTAGATGATTATATTATACAAAACCATGACCTTATAGCTACTGAGGATGGATGGCTACCAAGAGATACATCTGAAGTTGAAGGCGATGATATTCTAGAGTTTAATGAGGGAGTTTTAATTGGTTTAGAATCCATAGGAGTAGACATTGATAACATCTTCCTAGAAGTGGTCACTGCAAAGTCCTATACGAGAAATCCATTGGGGATACGTCCAGATGGTACGAATATGATACGCGGAAACGGACCTTCAGACACCAGAGCATTCCCGCTTCACATATCTACTGAAACAACCAAAAGAGGTTTATTTACATTTGGCCCAAGCGGTAACTTTTTTGACTTATTGAGATATGATAATTCTAGCATTCTTAAGTCTCAGCCTACTTCTAATTATAAGTATTATAGATATGAGATACACGCAGAGGCATCTGCAATACCATGTTTCACCGAAGAGTGCAACGACACACTAAGACTTGAACAGGAAGTAGTTTTAAATTACTGGAATACAGATTTAAGCACTATTGACATAGTTTATCCAAGTGGTAGCCTTATAGCAGAATTAGCGACTGCTTCAAACAATTGTGCTCCATGCTCAGATGTTCTTGAGTGCTGCGATCCATTCTCGGTTAGCGAGAAATCGGCATTCGATAACTACCAAAGCTTGGTAGTGCAGGGCAGTGGATATGTTCCAATTAATTTCTATCCATGCACAATATCCGATAAGATCGCAACAATGAGAGCAACAACTGCTAGTAATCCATTTCCAGTGCTACCTCCAGAAGTTGGT